TTAATCGTTTTGCAATTTTACTTTGAATTGTTGATTCTTTCATATTATTTATTTTAATATCATTCCATATTCATTAATACCATCTTTAATTATAATATCATTCTTCCTTATTAATTTATTTTTTTTAAATTTATTAAAATTAATAGAATGATGCCATCTATTGTATCTTCTTATTGTTTTAACACAATCTGGATGTTGCATTTCTAAAGACTTAGCAAATTCAATTCTTTCATCTGTATTTTTATATAATTCATCTGTATTTCCACCTTTCATTTTCATTGTTGAAACTTTATCTTGCAAAAAACAATTAAATAAAATAGTGCAATAACCTTCTTTTAAAACTCTTATACTTAAATCTGAATCTTCATTATATTTACCTCTCCACCTAAATGGTATATTATTTTTAATTAAAATACATGAGTAAATTCTCGTATTAAAATCATAAGGTTTTTTTTGTCTATTATATGCCATAAATGATGAATACTGAAATCCTGATAATGCTATATTTTTATAACGATTTATAAAAATTTCTGCAATTTTAAATATTGTTCCAGATGTAACTAAATATTTTTTATCATTATTATATCTTCTAAATTCTCTTATATTATCATCTAAAATCCAATGAAATTCATGACCGTTATTAATTGAATATTCCCATACCCAATTTCTTGCTGGTATTGAACCTTCTCCTAAATTAGAAAATGGTAATATTAAAATTTTTGACTTATCTATATGTTTATTATATAATTCATATTCTTGTGGTTCTATTACAATTTTATAAGGTATTTTTAATTTTTCTAATGCTTTTGAAGTTAATCTTGAATCATATCTTCCTTTAGATATAATGAAAATTGGATAATCAGGATTCATTATCATAATATTTTAAATCAGATGTAGAATTTCTATTTAATTTAGGAAACCAATAATTTTCTTGATTAAATCTAATATTTTGATTTATTAATTTAGAAAATTCATTAATATCTTCTTGTGTTTTAAAATTTAATTTAATAGTTAAAATTGGTACTTCTGGTTTCATATTAAATTCTGGCATATCTTTCCATTCTTTTTGCCATTCATTTTCGTAATCTTCAAACAATGTAGGTTTTTTCATATTATTGTTATTTCGTTATCCATAAAATCAATTACTACTTCATTTACCATAAGCAAATCACCAGCAAACTCAATCTCTGTATTTACTTTGTAATTACGATTAAGCCTGATTTTTCCTTCTATAAAATTTGCTGATTCTTCTGCTGGGTAATGTTCGCCAAGATCGTTTTGCAGTAGCTTTTGTATTTGGCTTGTTGTCAAATCTGATTTGTCTATTGACCATTTTATTTCAATCTCATACTCATATACACAAGGTACTATTGACTTCACACCCCATTCTCTTGTTTCAATGTCAATAGACCATAATATACAGCCATACCATAAACTATAATCAATATCTATATTTTTTGGTAATCCTAATTTGTAATTAAGCCCTTCAATTGTTAGTTCAAAATCTTTTGTTGTAAATTTCATTGTTCGTTGTTTGATTGTTATAAAATTTTATCAGAATTGTCTTGTATTTCGTGTAGGAATTTTGCTTCTCTAATGGGATATTCATCCCATTGTTTTAGTAGTTCCATCATCAGTTCAAATCTTTTTTCATCATACCAAAGGTTGTGATAAATCTTAGCAATGATAAGTCCTCGTTCTTGTGGTGCTAATTCAGTAAAATTCATAAAAAGTCAGTTTTAAAGTGATTAAGTGTATAATCTTTTTTATCCATTACGGCTTTGTAAATTTTATCTTCAATGCCGTTCATCGCAAAAATCCAATGTATTTTGCTTTGTTTTGTCCTTTCCTTCGTTTGTATTCTTGCTCTACTTTGCCAGTAAGATAGAGCAGAGAAATCAATGTTGTAAAAAATAAGATCGTCAGCAGAAGAAAGATTAAGACCTTCACGACCAGAAACAATCTGAGAACAAAAAACAACATCAGTATCAGTTGATTCATTAAATTTTTTAGCATCAAATATTATGTTTTTACCAAATACCCATTGGATTGCGTAGAACTCAGCTACGAATTTATAGAAAATAGCTATCTTTTTGCCTTGGAATTTGTGTTTAATATATTCCGCTTTTTTATAATCAAACACCTTTGCAGTCCTTTGTGGTTCATCTATTATAACCGAACCACTATATATCTGGTGCATTTTATTCATCAATTTAACCGCTGTATCGCCTTTAACTACTTGACCATCAGCATTTATGGCAATCTTATCTCTTTTTAACTTATCAGCAAATTTATAAGTGGTATGATCCATTGTTACATAGTGCAGTTCTTCTTCTACCAATGATTCAAAACCAGCTTGTTCTTGGGTATAAGTCAAAAAAAGATGTTTTGTATTCTCATTTATTTTTTCGTAATCTGCAAAAGAGTAATCATTAATACTTCTATTGAAAACATACTTCTTTTTAAGTGTAACATAATCTTTTGCCCAAGAATAAAATGTATTGTACTGTCCAAAAGGCGAATACGAACTTACCCAAAATTGATGAAATAACTGACTATAAGATTCAGGGGATGGTGTACCTGATAAATATATTATCTTTCTTTTTTCAGCTATTCTTTTTAGTTCTCTTGCTCTTTTTGATGGTGCAGGGAAAGCACCAAGCGAATGTGCTTCATCAATAATTATCAAATCAAATGTATTGTCAACATTTTGCAATTGCTCAAAATTGGTTACATAAATCTCTAATTCGTAACCCATTTCTTTTGCTTGTTCAATGATGTCAGTTATTGCCTTTTTTTTGGTAATAAATAAGACCTTTTTTGCAGCTGATTCGTAAGCAATGGCAAGTGATGTCAAAGTCTTGCCAGTTCTGACTTCCATAGCAAGATAAACTAAATTATAAACTCTCAGAATTTTTAGTGCTTGGTCTTTGATTTGTGTTTGATAATCGCGTAGTTTCATTGTGTTTGATTTTTTGTAAGTAAAGTATTGCATCCATAAGTTCTTCTTGCAAGTGATTCAGCCAGTCAAGATGTGATAAATCTTCACGATCCAATGTTGTTCCATATTTCTTTATTCCAACTTCTGACCTTTCTCGCATTCGGTAAATAACTTCTTCAAGTATATTATCCATTACTTTTTATATTTAAGTTGGTAAGAAATTTGTTTTGGTTTTATATCTTCATTTAATGCCAACCAAAGTTTATGGGTAGCTTGAAATAAATCCCAATCTTGCTTTATTTCCTCAGCACTTTTAATAACAAGTTGCCATCCGATACCTTGTATTGCACCATTTTTACCAGTTGTTCTGGTTTTAGCATTAAGCCATAAAATACCAAATGATTCAACTTTTACATCAATTTTTTTAAGTAGTTCATTGTATGCAGACAATTGCAACCAATACGATGGATAAATGCTGTTTGATGTTTTAATGTCAATCATCATTGATTTGCCATTAAGTTTTATTACCCTGTCAAGAGTACCAGCAAAACCAAGTTGATCTGATACCATGTGAAGTTCCATTAAATCAATGGTAGGCTTATGTGTTTGAATAAAGTCAACATACCTTTCAAACATAGCCCATTCGTTCATTTTGTACTTTGGATGTCCATTTTCAGTTACAAAACTGCACTCCTCACCACTATCATATTGTTCTGTAAGCTCGTGAACTACCGATCCTCTACGACCAGCTTCATCACGAATCGTGTCAGCATCTTGACCAACATCTTTTAGCCATTTAAAGTATGATGCATCCTTTGGGTATGCCTCTAAAATTGTCGTTACTGATGGAACAAAGCCATCATCAGTTTTGTAAAACCTTGCATCTAAAAATTCAATTCTTCCGTTAGTAATAGTAAAATTTTTCATTTCAGTTATAGTTAAAATTAATAAGTAAGGTTAAAAAACCCCCAATATAGACATATCAGGGGATATAATCACAATGAACCACAATCAAAAAGGTACTTCTTCGCCCTCTATTGAATCTTGTAAATCTGATTTAATCATAGGTAAAATATTATCCTTAACATATTGCTCTAAGAACTCCATTCTATCAGAATCATCCCAACTTTCCTTTCCTTTGATCTTAATTTTTTTAAGGTCTGGCAATCCATTTGGATTATCTTTTGTAAAATAATGCTTCAATCCTTTGCCATCTTGACTAATAAATAATACTGATTTCTTTTTATCACCATCAATAATGAGTTTTGGTGATAGTGTTACATTGTTACCAAAAGATACATTTGGTAAGGCTTTTAGGAATGTTGTAGCATATCCGCTTGAATAATTAAACTCCAATTTATAAAGTTTACCTTCTGATTTAATGCTTACAACCCAAGATTTACCATACTCTGATTCTCTTGTTGCAATGTCTGAAATTTCTCCAGTAATTGAATCGTAGAATAGTTCGTGAACCTCACGACCAAGTTTATTAACACGACTTACTGAGTTCTCAGTTTTAGTTTTTACTTGCCTTACAATTTTTCCGTTTGCGATCTGAAGAAAAATTACTGATTCTGACTGACTTTGATTTAGTCCCATTTTTGTTTAATTTAAATTGTTAGATAATAAAAAAGATTTCATCTTATGATTATAAGCATCAACTAAGGTACTTAATTTTTCAATATATAAAGAATAATCTATAATTTCTACATATTGGTACATCATGTTGTCTATTAGATTTTCTACTCGCACACAATCCGTTTCCTTCATATTGTAAATACTTTTCATGCAATAATTATAATCATCCCAAAAAGATGGTGGTGCTGAAGTTTTTTTTGTAAATACTTTTGCTTTATTATTTGTAATACTATACAATACAAATCCAGCAGAAATAAAAGAAATGATAATGGCGAATATTGCAATCATTTTAATCGTTTTTAAGTGCGTTTACAATTTTTTGATAAGTTGATAATCTCATCTTTCCTGTTTTTTCTGCTCTGTTAATTGTTACAAAGCTAAGTCCAGTAAGTTTGGCAAGTGCTTCTTGCGTAATTCCTTTTTGTTGTCTTAATTCTTTAATACTTTCCATAATTGTTTGTTTTATAGTGCAAATATAATAGCATATTTTATATAAACAATAAATTATAAGACAAATTATTAAAAAAAATGTTAAACAATAAAAAAACCCCAATGTAGAAACATTAGGGAATTAACAATCAAACGATGAAAAAAACTACTTATTTAGTGCCATCTTGTAATGGAATCTTTTGCTCTGGCTCAATGGATCGGAAATTCTCATGCCACAAAGTATGCGTTAAAATTACTGATTTTTTTATTATTTCTTCTTCTTCTAAATCTTTAAAAAGACAATGTAAACATTCGTGAAGAATGATCTCCATCTTCTTTTTACCCTTTAAATTTGAATCAACCAAGATGGTATTGTCATCAAAGTTAGCCATACCCCAAGCCTTATGCTTCCCCAATTTCTGATATTTTACTTTTATTCGTTTCATTTATCGGTTTTGGTATGAAGTTTACCGCAAGTTTTACATCTATATTGTATTTTACGAACCCCTGTTGCTGTTATAGGTCTATTGCTGACAATCAAATCATCCGAACCACATTCTGGACAAGAACCCCTATCGCCGCCAAATTTAACCCCATAATGCGTTTTAGGTGGTATGTGGTTATTCAACAATTTAAATACTTGTTCAAGTAAAATAACATCCTTTTTGCAATACTTAATCATCTTATCCATCGCATCTTTATCCTTATGCAAAACGATATCTTTCCAAAGTCCAAATTCAGTTTTAATCTTTTGTCCAAGTCCCAAAAAGTCGGCAATATAATTTAATTTATTACTATTAAACCTAAAAGCACTTCTTGCCACCTTTAAAGTGTCAATTGTCTTGTATTTAGGGAACATCTCAATTTTGTGATAAAGACATCTGGTTCTGATCCAAGCAAGGTCAAATTTATCACCATTATGCCCAACCATTTCATCAGCTTCATTGGCAACTTTGATAAAGTTTTGAAGCAATGTCTTATCATTTTGCTTGGAATCCCAATGTCCTTCGTGAACAACCTTTTCATCTTCCCATTTCCAGCAAATGCAAATGATTGCCCTTTCCTTGATTATATTGCTATAATCAATATTTTTTTTCCAACCAGCTTCCCAAAAAAGTCCAATATTTGGTGAAGTTTCTATGTCAAAAAATAATCTTTTTCTTTTAGTCATTTTTTGGTTTTATAAACCGCAAGTGATGTACCCAATAATATAACCCAAAACCAAGTCCAAAAAAATGCCTTTTTTAACTTGCTATGAGCATCAGATACATTGATATATTTCTTGTTGACATCATTGTAAAGTATCTCAAATTTCGGATCGTAGATTGTTTTCTGAACAATTTTAATACTATCACGACAAGGTATTAATACCTTTCTGATTTTATCCTTATCAATAAACCTTGTAGCAGTAAACCATTGGTAAAGTGTATCAGTCAGTTTTTCAACTATCAATGAATCCTTTATAACTGTGAATGTATCAATCGTATTTTTTGGTGGGAATGCATCAAGACAAATCTTTGCACCAGGTAGTTCAAAAGCATTTATATACTGCTTTGCAACATAATTTGCCTTATCAGGATGCTTTTCAAAATAAGATTCAGCTTTTTTTAATGTTGTACAAGATATTGTACAAGAAAATAATCCTATAATAATAATGGTGTTTTTCATTTTAATAAACTATTAAATATTTCAAATTTTTGTATTCTATCTTGCAGTCCATTATACCCACCATTAACCAATCTTGTTACTTTTTTTATTGTATCAATACTATCACCTTCATCGCATATTTTCCAAAGTCCTTTCTTTTCAAAATACCACCCAGCAGATGATAATGGGTATTTAGTAGCGACTAAATCAGGGTTATCTATAAGGTTAACTTCAATATACTTTCCATATGATTCATAATTAACTTTACCAGTTAATTGAATAAATCCACGACCACGAAACCGCCAACCATCACCTGATGATCTATCCCCATTCCCCATACGATTAGAATAAACAATATTGGCAATCGTTTCTGGTTTTCTTGCAGAAAACATTGCAGTATCTTTTGAAAAGTATTTTGGGAATACTTTAAGTAATCCTTCAGCAGAATAATTTAAGTTCTCACGAATAGCTTTGAAGTTATTTGATTCGTGAGCAACTTGAGAGAGAAAGTGAGAAAGTCGTAAAGGCGAATTGATGTTGTATTTTTTAATTACATCATCCAATTCGCCTGTTACGGATGGTGGCAGTTTAAGCAGCAGCTTGGCTGTCATCATTAGCTTCTTTCATTTTTTCAGCTATCTGATCATTTGTTTCTTTCAACTTGTTTTGCAAAAATTCAAGTTGTGCAATAAGATCATAAGCCTGTGCTTTCAATTCAATCAAATTCATAGTTTTTGTTTTAAAGTTATTAAATAATTACCAAGTTAAGTTGTGATGCTATCCAATCCCAAGCAAAAATATCTTGATTCCAAGATTGATAATCTTCACCTTGCATTGTTAAATTACCTTGTGATATTGATTCTCCTATAACTTCATTCCCTTCTGAATCTATAACCTTTGTAAATAACTGCCAATAAAAAGTAGCAGATACTCCAAGTGTTACATTAACACCATTGGCATTTAAAAATTCAGCTACTTTAGTTTCTCCATTTATCCAAATGTTTATCGGTTCTATTTGTTTCATATTATTTTATTTTATTTATGCTAAATCTTCAATTTTTTGTGATGATGCAATTCCTATTGGGTACATACTAAAATATGATCCTTGTTTAATTTGTGCAGTTAAAACAGAAGTGGTTAATGATACAGTTGGTATTATTGTTTGTAAACCCAATGATGTAATTCTCATAGAACCTTTAATTGTTAATACAAGTTGTGTTCCAGTTGTTGCTGTTACTGGTGTAACAAATGCTGATGTTATTGATACACCACCACCAAGTGCAGCAGCAGTTGTTGGTGCATTTGCATCAAGTCCATAAGTTGAATATAAAATTGAAGCAATAGTAACTGATCCAGCACCTTTTATATCAATTGTTATATTACCACTTGTTGCTGACATACCAATTATATATATTAATGCTTCAAACATTAATATTTCATTACCATATGTATTTAATGTATCATTACTTGTTGCAAATATTCTTTGTGCTGTCGTACCAAGTGATAATGTTCTATCTGATGTTAAATATAATACTTGCATTCCAGGTACAACACCCCTTTTTGTATAAACATATTGTAAACCTTGTCTGCCACCTGGACCATTTAAATGAAGATTATATTCATTTAAATCCATTACCCTTTCTGATGTTAAAAAATAATCATTTTCATATATATTTCTTGTTGAATAATCGGTACCAGCAACAGCAGCACTTATTGCAGTTCCATTACCTTTTAAAATACCAGTTATTGTTGTTGTCAATGTGATTGCTGGTGTTGTTGTTGATGTTGCAACTGTACCAGCAAAACCATTTGCAGTTACAACTGACACATCAGTAACACTTCCGCTACCACCACCTAATAAACTCCAAGAACCTGAATTTCTCAAATACAATCCAGCAGTTGAATCAGTTTGATAAACAATTAAACCAGTTGCTGGTGATGAAATTGCAGTTCTTTGTGCTGATGTCATCCTTGGTGGTAAAAATCCTTTTGTTGTTGATACCAATGTAACAAGTGATGATGCAGTATTTGTTGTTGTATCAGAACCAAAAACTGTTTCTCTACCATTACCATTTATACATAATGGTCTGACAGTACCTGGAACTAATACATCAGTTACATACATTCTTATTGGATCACCAGTTGCTATTCCAGCATCAATGTATAATTCGTTTTGTATTAAATTACTTAATAATATATCAGATTTAAATAATCCAATACCACCACCATTTGCTTGTGAATATAAAACTGTGTAATTTGTTGTACCGCCAAATCTTGAATTTTGACCTTGAACATCTAATATATAAGTATCTTCAGTTGAATGTCCTAAAAGCAACCTACCATTATTTGTCAAATTCAAATCAGCTGTTGTAATGCCATTTGTTGCAAATCTTATCCAAGATGTTGCATCAGCAGTTGCAATAATTAAATCACCTTTTGAATTATATAATAAACCACTATTTGCAACAACAATACCAGTTGCAGTATGTGTTGAACTCCTTTTTTGAAATTGTAAATATCCAGCTGTTGTATCTGAAAATAAATTAAGATTCAATGAATTACTTGTACCAGCATTTGGATTTTCAATTCTTATTGCAGTTGCAACATTTGTTGTTTCATACAAATGCAAATCATCTGATGGTGTTGCTGTTCCAAGACCTAACCTATTATTAGTATCATCCCAAAAAAAGTTGGCATTGTCTTGTGCAAGAACACCACTTGCACCTGCAAATAATACACTACCTGCCGTTGCACTTGTAATGCTTCCACCGATAGCCATTGATGCAGATGGAGTAGCAGTAGTTAATATGTTACCTGAACTATCAAATGCTAAATAACCTACAACAGTACCACTATATGATGAAGTTGTTGTATAACTTGATAATCTTAATTGTCCACTTGTTCTAATTCCATAATTACCTACACCAGTAAAAGCACCATTTGTAAATGTCGGTGATATATCTAATCCAACCAACACATCATTATTCGCAGCAGCAACAAGTGTAGAACTAACTAAAGCACCTCTTGCTATTGCTGATGCAGCAGTAGTGCTTCCACTTATTGTAGCAAATCCGTTTAATATACTCGTTCCCGTTACCTGCAACCTCTGACCGCCATCGGTGAAGGTGCCTCCGTTTTGTAGGATGAGATTGCCTGTTGATGTAAATAATGTTAAATATGTAGCAGTAGAAGTTGAAATTACTAAATTTGCTGCTCTTGAATTAATACTTGTTGCATATACTGTTCTCCATCTATTTCCAGTTCTTCCTAAATCAGTTACATTATCTGAATCATCATTATAAAATGATGTATTACTCAATCCATATCTTCTTGAATTAGACCAAAAAAGTAATTCATTATTTATTGTATTTGCTGAAATACCCCAAAAATTAGTAGTTGGACCTTGAAATGAAATTGCTGGTTCACCTGTAAATGAACCATTCCATGAAATTCTTAATCTGCTATTTGTTATTCTCATTCCATCATTTCTCACCCCCGTAAACGCCCCATTCGTAAACGTAGGACTAATATCCAATCCCACAAGCACATCATTATTCGCAGAAGCAGTTAATGTTGTTGTTAATCTTAATCCCCTTGCTATTGCACTTGCAGCAGTTACACTATTATTTAGTAGTAATTGTGATGTAGGAGTGAAAGCAAATGTAGCACTACTTGTAATAGAATTTGTACCATTAAAATAAGCCACTTGACCACTTGTACCTGTGCCTGTGATATTACCAACAGTCCACGATCTATCAGCACTTAAATCATAAGTTGTACCATTTATTGTAAGTGTCCTTGTTATAGGTACTGCACCAATATCATTTGGTTCATCAGGTATATCAACAAGTCCGTATCTTCTCATTTTTTATATTTGTGTCGCTGTTAAAATAATTGATGCCGTACTTGGATGATGATTTGCTGCATATGTATGAATTGATACATTAACATTTGTTGTTGACCAATATAATTGAAAATAATCACCAGCAGTTATTTGTAATAAATAATTCCAACTTGGTATTGAATGACCATCAACACCTCCAGTTTTTCTTGGTACTGCAACAAAACCATTTGATCCAGTTACATCAATACCATTCTTTTTTAACCATATGTTTATATCATTCTCACCATTTGTTACTGTACTTCTAAATTGTGTTGAAAACTGCAAATTGTATATCCCACTATAATCAAATGTTATTTTGCTATTATCAACGATTCTAACACCATATGATAAATCAGTTGTGTTATATGTCATTGCATAACCAGTATCAATAACTGATGCAGTTTGATTTGTAAAATCAGAAAATGCACCATAATACTTATTTGTATAATTGCCACCACCTTGTCCAGTTCCATAAACAACTTTTGCATAAACATTATTATATGTAGTTTTTACATATATTGGTGTTTCATCATAAGTTATTTTAATAACTGGTGATAAATTTTCGTAATTTATTTTAATTACTACCATCTTAAAATGTTATTTGGTCTTGAACTTCAATATATCCTTGCATCCAAGTATAAATTCCTGATCCAGTATCAACTTGCAATTCATAAACAAATTCACCAGCAGTATATGCTGTTGTAGTAACACTTGATAATGTAACAGTCCTTGCATAATAATCAACAACAACAAAATCACCATTGTACCAAGTAAATTGTGCTACACCAAGATTGTTTCTTGCTATTAGCTTAAATACATAATCTTCAACATCAAGTGGTGTTGATTCGCATTCATCTTCGTAAAACTCAAAAGGTATTACATAAGTATCACCTCTTTTTATCGGTTTTAAATTTACTTCTCCAATCATTGTTTGTCTTGTTTATCTTTTAAGGAAAGTTTTATATCATTTAGGCTTGAAAATATCTTTTCAAGTTTATTACCTATTTCATCATCTTTTTTCTCTACTGAACTTAATCTTATATCAAGTTCTTTTAACTTGATTTTCATATCCGTAAACATCTTGGTAAATGCACCAATGAATGCAACTGACTGAACCAATAATGTTAAAATTATCTCGCTTGTCATTTGATGTCCGATTTATGGTCAGCTGCAAATTTCCCTAACAAATATACGGAAATAGCTATAATTATCCTATAAATATCTGTTACACCTCTCTCAACATAATCTTGAACTATTATAGATATTCCGCTAATAAACCCTAAAAGTGATGTTTTCCAACTCGCACCAAACATTTTAACCATTTGCTTATTAATCCAAATTTTCATATTATACATCTTTATATATTGTTGTTATTTTTGTACCATCAGCAACATTTGGAATCAAAATTTCATAAACCCCAGCACTCGGATTAGTAACAGTATAAGAATAATACCACTTTCCATTAAAACCAACCGCAAATAGTGTTCTACCTGCTGGATTTTGTGCTGAAACCTTGCCCGATGCCAATGTCTGTTGGAATGTATCTAAAGTACCACCGCCAAGGTTTGAAGGGATAATTGGTCCAGAGATTTGAAGTGTAAATGAGTAAGATGGATTCTGACCAGTAGCACTATTTAACGTAATATCTTGTAGCCATGCCGTTGTTTCGTAGGCTATGTAGTTAGGTGCTGAAGTCTTGTTATCCAATATATCAAAAGTAACAGTAAATAAAGTAGGACTAATATCGTACATATCTTGAAAAAGTACGGTCATTGGGTGTGAATAAGTGCCTTCCAAAACCACCAAAGCATTGCCTGTAATCGTTCCGCTTATTCTCTCAGGGTAAAATTCCCTAAAAACCTCGTTATTATATGGTGCAAGTTCTAAAAATGATCTTGTCAAATTTAGAGATACGTCCTTTGCACAAGCCACAGGGTAGGTATTCCCACCATACGTTATTGTCATCACTAAACCTTCAGCCGTTACATTATATGCCATATTATTAATTATTTATTACCGCATCACTATAAGTATCGTAGTTAAATGGCTCAGTTACAGTATATGTCGTATCAATACCACCAGTTGTTACTTGTACTTGTGTTATATTACTGCTATATTGAATATAAAGCAAATCACCATTTACCAAGCTAACACCACTTATGTCTAAGTTTGCTGCAAAAGGATATGGTGTTGAAGGAACAGATAATGTATAAGTCGTAAGAACAGTAGCATTTTTTCTAAATGTTATTGTAATTGGAGAACTTGTTATACTATTAATATATCCATTTATTCTAACAGTAAAGTTAACCGTTATACTATTTGCACCATTGTAAATAAGCTGATCCTGATTGCTATTAATTAAGAAATCAGCAGGTGTTACAATAGTAAGTTTTGCATAAACAAGTGAATTATAAGTACCTGCTGTTGTAGTAGTATCAAGAGTTTTTGTAGTAGTGCTTGAATCATCATCTAAATACTGATCATAAATTTCAAGCAACGTAGCCGACCATGTTGAATTACTGAAATTAATTTCTTTTAAATTCAAAATGCCATAAACTTTATTGGCATCATCTTCAACAAGTTTAACTGTATTTATAAGTCCAATAGGTTGGTCAGCAGTGCCATCATTCCATACTAAACCAAACATATTGGCATCAAATTTATTTCTGCTAAACCTACCAACTTCCCAATTGGCAATAAGGTTTGATGCCCTAAATCCATTTGCTTCTCCTGTTGACTTAAATCTGTAACGATACCATTCTTTGTTGGTAAATGTTGTTTGATCTGATTCAAATAAATTTCCTTTATATTGCCAAGAAAATCCATCGTCAAGATAAATTTGATTTATTTGCTCAGTTCTAAGAAGTATATTTTTCTCAAATATTGATTCAATACCAATATTTTGCCTATCTGAGAATGAGTTAAAATATGTAATTACCTTAACTTTTAAAGATTTATATCTTTTAGTTGAATTTGGTGTAACGGAACCAACTTTATTTAATAAATAAAATTTAATATATCCACTCTCAGGAACAGGTTGTGATACTAAATTTATTGATTGGTATTCGCTTGATAATACTTTTGATGTATATTTTGTAGATATATATGCAGTTGCAGGAAATGTTGATGTTGTAGTAACCCATTGACCATCGTTATCTAACATATAATATCCCCCTAAATCACCCCATAATAAAACTGCACAATGTCCTGAGATACCAGTATAATTAGTAGGATCATCAATTTTAACATCAAAAGATATATCTAATTTATCTTCATTTTCAATATTAACTTGATTACTATATATAAATGATGAACCTGATGTATCAGCAGTTATATATGCAAAATTATCTATTAATCTACCAGCACCATCAAATTCCTCTATTCTACCAAATATGCTTGTTGTAGCAGTAGGAGAATGATAAGGTAATGCCCCAACTTGCCAATAATCTAAATCATAATATCTTACACTGCTTCCTGCACTATCAAAATCACCCCTCGCAAAAGATTCATTATCTACAACTTCCTCAAATTCATCATAAAGAAACTTAGTCTTTACAAGCCTTTTCTTTCTATTTATAAATCTAATAACTTCAGGTGTGATAAATTTAATCTCACTATTGCTTCCAATTTCTAAATCAAATCTTTTTGTAAATGCTGTTCTGCCACCACTACTATTTGTAAAACCTCTAAGATTTGTTGCAAATGTTGCATAAAGTTCTTCAACCCTTAAAATATGCCATTGACCTTTATATTGAAAAATAGTCTGACTAAATGCACTATTTATTTTATTTAATACATTAAGAGATGATTCATATTGTATAGGAACATCTGTTTGAAAAGTCTTTGCATCAATATAGCATTGGTCAAGTGATGTCTGACCAGCAGCATCATTCATTGATGGGTGAAACAAATTGTTAATTACAACACTATTTGTAAATGTTTGGGGTGTTTGATACATTGCATATTGTATCAATTGCCATGGTGTATATTTACCAAGTAGTTCATTACCTGAGTTGTCCTGCAATGGAACATTCTCTAAAAGTCCTATACCATCACTTGCTCTTAATAATAATATGTGATTGGTATATTGCCATACTTCTTGAAAGTCATCTTGCATTATATAACCAATCCAATAATTAGTCCATGTACCAAAGTCAAAATAAACTTTAATATCGTTATCAGTATCGGTTAAAAAATCATCAATACTTACATTACTTTGTTCGGCAAGAATTTGTATTTCAGCCATAAGTGGTCTTACTGGCTTAAACCAATTTTCATCTGTATTAAACTCCCTTAAAATAAATGGATTTGCACCGCCAGTTAAAGTAATAGAGCCTCCTGTATGTGATGCGAAATCAAATCGCACCACACAATTTTGCCCTTGCAAACTCTTAAATTCTATTCTATATTTCTCAGCCAATTCTTGAAAGTTGTGAATTTGTACGATTTATTGAACCCACTAAGTCTTGTCCTCTTAATACTAAATTTACCGATCCTGCCATTGCCATACCTCCTGGGTTTACACCTCCGAAGCCTGGGTTTGCTACTTTGCCACCTAAATTAACACCCAATATAGAACCAAATGCTTTTAAAAACCCAACCCCTCCTTTTGCTGCATTTGAAGTACCTCCACTAATTGCAGAAAGTATAACAGCTATTGCAGCAGCAGCAGCCAATTTTATTAATAATTTTTTTAATGAATCTAAAACAACATTTGTAAAATCTTGCCAAGACTTTTCTCCTTTACTTAAAATAACATCAAATAACTCATTTAAAGGATTTATTACATTACTAAATATTGCCTTACCAACACTTAAATAACTATTTTCTAATGCTTTGGCATTTTCTTCCTGCTCTGATTTTCCTTTTTTTGAAATAAATGTACTTTCAAATTGATTTCTTGCAGATTTACCTATTTCCTCTTGTATTCTTAATCTTTCTTTTGCTGCTTTTTCTTCATTATCTAAATCAATTTTATTAAATTTATCTATAACAGCCTGTATCTTAATTCTTTTTTGTTCTTCAATAGAAGCAAAATCATCTATATTTGCTCTTAATAAAGTTGCTCTTTGGTTTTCGTAATCATCTTGTATTTTATATAATTCTTGCTCTCTTTCAGTAAGTGTTGATATGTATGCATTTTTTAAAACTTGAAATGCATTATCTTCTCTATTAAATCTATCTTGTTGTGCTTTTAATATTTCTTCTGCTAATTTCTTTTCAAGTTTTATTTTTTCTTCTCCAAACTTCTTTGCATCCTTTATAGCTTGTTGTCTTTTTTTCTCTGCTATTGTTGCATCATTTATTATCTTAGTTACTTCACTAAGTTTTAAATTAACATTATCTAATAGTTTTGTATAAAATTGTGTTTCTCCATTTGTTTTTGAAAAAGTATCACCAACTATTGATATTGCTGACGCAGCTTGTAATCCATTTTGAAATAAACCTTTAAAAAGCAATTCAAGTTTATCGTAAAAACCAGCTCTTGATACTTTATTTAAAGTAGTAAATGATTCTTCTGCATTTTTACTAATTAAATTTTGTAATGCTTTTTTTTGCCCTTCTAATGAAATTTCTTGTAATAATAATTTAATTCTTTCTCTAAAAGCAATTGTTTGTTCTTCTGTTAATTTTGTTTCTCTTTCTATATCTGGCAATAATTCTGAATATGATTTTTTTAACAAATCATAAGCTCCAACCCTTTGGTTTAATGTAGAATTTCCATCTAAATATATTTTAGCCAAACTTTGTAGATTAGCTTTTTCAGCTTCAGATGCACCTATTGATTTTCCTAATTCTTCATTATATTGTCCCTGTAAATCTGTTAATGATTTTTGTATTCCAAAAATTTCAGCAAAAGCTGTACTAAGTGATCCGTATTTTTGAACTAAAGCAGTTAAGCCAGTTGTTAATAATGATACACCAGCAACTAATCCAATAGGTCCAGATATTGCATTTCCTACTTCTACTAAAGCATTTTTAAATCCTTTAGAATCTTTTGTTAATAATGAAAATTGTTGTACTAAATTTGGAATGTTATTTTGAATGCCTATAAATCCAAATGGTAAATCTTGGACAACCTGATTTAAACTTGTTAATGCAGTAGTTGATCTTTTAGTATTATCTGGTAAATTATTTGGAAGTCCTAATTTTTGTAAACCAGAAGCATATTGCTGAAGTTTTAATATTTCATTATTTAAAGCTGGTAATTCATTTTTTGAAGCAGAACCAGCTTGATCTTTAAATTTTTTTATTAATGCATTTGTTTGGTCAAGTGTTGGATTCGCTTTACTTAAATCATCACCAAGTTTATATACTATATCTGGTAATCCAACTTCTTTTAATGATTTTATGTAATCTTTTAAATCTTGAATTTTTCTATTAAATACATCAATTTGATCTTTACTTGATGTACTTGCAATTTTAGTAAATTCTTTTAATTTTTTAGTAGCTTCTTCAATTGTATAATCAAATTTATCTAATTTGCCTACTACTTCTATTTCTAATTGTGCTACTGCCATTATGCTAATCTTTTAAAGATTTCTTTTATATCATCATCATTAATACCACTTTTTTCATCCTCATCACCAGGTAATTCCCATAATGCTTGTGGTGATTTTGGTGCAGTTTTTGGATCGCCCATCAACCGCACCATTGTGTACATTAAAAGCCTTGTCTGCCTATAATTATCTACTTTTTTTTCTTGATGTCCTTTTATCATTAATGAAAAATGATATGGGGACATAGAATAAAAGTCGTTAGGCAATAACATTAATTCACCAAAAGCAAATGCTTCTATTTCTTCCCACGAATACTCTTTTTTTTTGTTTCAGAGTTTTCATTGTTTGAAATATTTTTTATAAAATCATTTTGCGACCATAATTCAATAACTTCATTCATTTGTTTAATAAATGCATCATTATTTAAATTATTTTCAATAAAATCTACAAAAGATTCAAAATTATATTCTGGAACTACATCTTTAATAATGCAATTATTATAATAGCCACTATATAATATTTGAGCAAATCCTATTTCAGTTAATGAAGTTCCATTAAAAGAAACTTCATCTTTGAATCTATTTTGTAGATATCTAAAAGATGCCATTCCAAATTTTAGTCCAATTTTTTTATCTTCAATATCAATTGTAATATAATTCATAATTAAACAGTTATGTCAATTGTTCCAGTTGATGAAATTGATCCGCTGAATTTAATGAAGTCAGCAGTTGCTTGTGTAAGTGTAAGTGATGTTACATAACCACTAAATGCGTGATAATAAACAGTACCTACTGATGCACCAGTTACAGTTGGATTTTGTACTCTGATTGATATAAGTGTTTTGTTGATTGATGCAGCTAACAAATCTTCATAAGAAATTTGGCTTACTGTTGGTGCAGTTTCGCAAACCGCATCAAAATCAACTGATACAGCTGGTTCTCCAACTGATGTAAGTGTACCGCAGTTTGTTTGATCTGATGCGGTATCAAGTGTTGTGTTTACTGAAGATGATGCAAGACATACAAGTGTTTTGTATGATGAACCACCAGAAACATCAATGTCAATGTTTTGTGCTGAACCTAAAATTTGTCCCATTTTTATTTGTTTTTTTTGTTTTTAATTTATCTGATTAACTAAATTTTTTATTATAATTATTTTTCTTGCTATAAAAACCTCACCATTTTGTATTGAAGAATATAATGATGATGTTCTTTGTTTTGGAAATATTTGGAAATATGCAGTTTCGAACCCAGGTATGCTTGTATTATCAATTAATATATCTAATATTTGACCACTTATATTATCAACAATATCTAATCTATTTGTTCTATATTGTTCAGAATAAATCTCAATTGTTACATCAACACTATTATTAAATCTTTGATTATTATTATCTGAGCTTTCTGCTATATTACTAATTATTACATAATTCTCTGGTGTAGTTTCAAATGGTATTTGACCATATACAGGAACATTCACACTATTGTATGAAATGTTGCCATTTAATGCACCTACATATGTACTTCTAACATCTTGACTACAATCTTGCATTTATTTTATTTCTTTAAATAAATCTATAATTCTTTTAAATAATTTTGGTCTTACTTCATTAAAACTTGGATATAAATAAGGATTTGCATTAATTCTTCCTCTACCATTTATAAAATAATTAGCTGCTATATCTTGCCATTCTGGAGTTAATTCTGATTTATATTCTAAATAATATTTACCAGTTCCAAATTCAAAATATGCTGAATATATAAAATTTGATTTAACAGAATATCTTAAAAAATCTAATCTATTTGAATATATTTGATTAGCTATAAAATTAGGTGCTTTTTGTTTAGCTAATAAAACAATTTCTTCTGCTGAATTTGCTATTTCATAATCTACTTCTTTAGATATTTTATTTTTAATATCAATTAATTTATTAATAACTGATTTTATTTCACTATTTGATATTTTTATATCAATATTCATTATATTACCACTTTTTTGTATTGATGATAATTAAGACCATCCCATATAGGATATTCTTTTAATAATGCAGATGCTTGATCACCTTTAAAGTTTTTACCCCTATTTTGATACATCCAAGCAACAAGTGTTAATATATCATTTTTTATATCTTCTGGCAATAAACTATAACCAGCTTCATATGTGATTATGTAATTACCTTGTTCATACAGCCAAATCTTATCGCCTATAATCTCGTAATCATCGTTTTTAACCAATATTTGATATTGATTGAATCCAGTTTTCCATTTTATCTCATTTACACATTTTAATGGTCCATAAGGAACATCTATCATCCAAACATATGGAACTGATCCTGTTGTTTCTATATTTGACTTCAATACTTTACTCGCAAATGAAACACCACATAAAAACTCTATGTGCTTTCTTGCTGATTGTATTAACTCCTGTATAAGAGTATCATCGGTTGTGTAATTTGTTATTCTCATCCAATTTTTTGCATCTGTTAAACTAACAGGCTCAACAACAACATCAGATACAACATTTACACTATTTACTAAAATTGCCATACTTACTTATTGTATTTATTTGCCATTTCTCGCATCCAGTATTCAAATTTTTCCAATTCTCCATTTGAATCTTGCTCTTTTGCTCTTGCTTTTGCTTTTCTTGATGTGGCTTTATAATTCTTTTCTTCATCAAGTTTAACAATTGCGTTAACCCATTCTTTAACATCATCTCTGTTTTTTATATAAATTCCAGCTGATCCGCAATTTTCTTTAAGTCCAGGTGTTTCAGTACAAATAACTGGAATCCCATAACACATTGATTCAGTTGCAGTCATCCCCCACGATTCATATTTAGATGGCATAACCAATATTCTTGTCATTTTATATACTTCTTTGATTGAAGAAGTATTTTCATAAACAGTAACATTCGGTAAGTTTGGTATGAATTGCTCATCATAACTACCTTTTACAGCTAAAAATTTCTTATTTGGTAATGCCCTTGCAATCTGTTCAAAAATCTTACCGCCTTTATTTTCATTTAGATTAATTAAAGTGATAAAATCGTTCTCCCAAGGCTCAACATCAGAGTTAAAATGCGAATAATCTATCGGTGGTCGTAGAGTAAAGTTATCAAATTTATATCCCAATTCTTCTTTTAACCACTTAGAGTTATACACAATGTGTTGATTTCTTTCAGCTTGTATAATCTCAGGATATGGATATGAATTATGTATTAAATGAAAAACTGGTTTATTCTTCATCGCACCATAAGATATTGTCCATTTTGTATAATCCAAGTGAGTAAATACAACATCCGCCCAATTAAATAGATTTTCAACTACATTTTGATTTGGTGGAAATACATCAACATCATCAAAAACATAATTATTAGTTATTTTATAATAATTAGCTTGATGCAGTAAAACCCTCACATTATGTCTTTTTGATTGCAAAAACTTTACAATCCTATGCAACATATATTCAGCACCACAATTATGTTTTGGTGGGTAAAGATGGATAGAACAAACTATATTCATATAAAGTCATAGTTTACATAATATCCATATAATTCATTATTAAATAATAATTTCATATATGGGTATCGGTCAATAAAATTATCTTCTGTCAAATCTGGTTGTAAATGTTTTTCATAAATATTACCACCAACTTCATCTTGTTGCATTTCGTATGGTATTGCTACCAAACATTTTTTGCCACTATTATTAATATAACTTAATAATTCTTGTGCATTTTCAATTGTCAAATGCTCAATAATATCACCCATTATTAAATAATTATACTCACTTATGTCAAAATCCATTATATCCGAACAAAAAATTCTTTTATAAATGGAATGTAAGTCAAATTTTACAATATATGGATGATATATTTCAAGTGCGTCAATATTATTAAAATAATCTCTTAACATCATACCATACTTACCCGATCCTGCACCAACATCAAGAACTTTATCATAATGAGGAATATTCTTCATTATGTGGTACTTAACATCGTTTTTAAAATAGTCAAATGAATATGGCATAAAGTAAAAATAAAGGGGGAATTTCACCCCCTTTCGGTTTTATCTAATATTAGATGTTACCGTATATAGTAGCAGATGGTTGATATTGTAGCAACTCACATCTTGCTTCACAACGGAATGTGATAAGATTCTTAATGAAATCATCTTGATCAAACTCAGTTGAACGAACTGCAAGACCGCTTTGTTGTGCGATAGCATACTTTGATGTATCCATAACATAAGCCTTAGAAGCTGTAACAAGAGAATGTGGAACAACAGGAACACCCATAATTCTTACATTACCATTGTTATCAATTGTAAGACCACCAGGAACACTATAAGAACCACCAGAAGGCAAAGTCTTAAGAACATTAGCCCAACCAGCATAAGTGGTAAGGATAAGGTTTGCTTTCCAGTTCAATGCACCAAGTTGTGCGATATAATCAATGAACTTCTCAGCAGTTGGTGTAGCTGATGTAGAACCAGCAGTTGCAGCAGATGCAATTGCATTTAGGTAATATGTATCTTCAGCCTTTTGGAAATCTTCAATCAAAGAAGATTGCAAATATGCTTGAAGGAAAGGTAGATCATCAATCATCTGGCGGCTAACTTTAGCATAACCAGCGATGAAAGACAATGCTGTGTTTACAACTGTTACATCGTAATCAACTTGTGCTTTAGCAGAACCTTCAGTTTGCTTACCGAAAGAACCTTCACCTACTGGATTGTTACCTCTTGGGAAAGATACTGAACCAGTTGATACAGGAAGGATGTTGAATACTGAACGAAGATGTGGATTAACATATGCTCTCATGAAAGCATTATCAACATAAGATGTGTAGATGCTACCAGTAAGGTTTACACCTTCAGTCATAACACCAACAGCTTTAAGATCAAGGTCAGCAGCAAAGCCAGTTCCTTTACCTTTAGCAGCCATCTTAATGTCGTTCCATCCTTTCTCAATAGAAGCACCAATGTTGTTTTTGATGTCCATGATATGCTCAGCATAAGATGTAGCAACTTTCTTCTCAGCACCAGCTTGAAGCCTTCCAAAAGATGCTTTAGCTTCAAGAACTTCTGCTCTTGCTTCTTCAAGACTTTTGTTAGTTTTCAAAAGTGTTTCGTTGATTTGCTCAACTTTGCTTTCAAATTGTTTTGCAGCTTTTTCTGTAACAGAAGCTACCTCTGCTTTTTGTTCTGCCAACTTAGCTTCAAGTGCAGATTCAAATTGTTTCAAATTTTCCATTTTGTTTTAGAATTTATTTATTATACTTATTAATGATTGCTCAAACTCTTTGCTATCATCCTTTTGCTGCAATGGTGCTTCCGCTGCCAATGTGCTACTTGTCTGCATTTGCTCAACTGTTTGTGCAAGTTGTTTTACCTTAATCAAACAAAGGTCAATTGTTTCATCAGTAACATCAGAATCTCTGATAAACTTTTCAAATGCCTTTATCTGATCTTGTATTTTTTCTATGTTTTTCATACCTTTCATACCTATAAGTGGTGTATTCTCATTCGCACCCCA